CGCTCGCCGGCGGCGCTATCCAGCAGTCCGGCGTGATGCCGAACGACCGCATGCTGCAGGCCATCAAGCATCTGGCCTACGACCAGCTCGCCATCGAAATGATCGCCTCCTACGGCATGGCGGTCGGTCGCGAGGTCTTCGAGACGTGCGTGTGGATCGGCCGTTTCGTGCAGGCCTCGCACAACCCGGATGCCGTTCGCCTCGTCTATCGCCGTGACGTGAAGCTGCACCTGTGCGGCACGGCGAAGGCCAAGGACCCGAATATCCGCCAGGCGCTGCTCGACATGTTCCCGCGGACCGGCGGCGGCAAGACTCCGCAGGTGGGAACCAAATCGCAGCCGGGGCCGCTGTACGGCGTCTCATCGCACGCGTGGGCGGCGCTGGCTGTGGCGGTCACTGTGACGGCACGGGAGGCGGCATGAGTCTCGGATCAGTCATCACGATTTACCTCGTCGGGGTTGTTTTTGGATTTCTGTACGGGAGGCTGACCTCATGAGCGTCTGGACCGACACCTCCCTCTGGCACTGCGCCCACCAGCAGCGCTGCATCGACCTTAACCGCTGCGTATGCGGTACCTACGACCGCCAGAACGCCGACTTCGAGCAACGGCTCAAGCAGGCGATGGAGCGGTATCCCGAAACTACCGGAGAACACAGTGACGACCCCGCAAAACATTCTTGAAATCGAGATGCTGCTGAACGCGCATGTCTTTTCGGCGTTCAAACCCGTTAGGTCGGATGCCCATAAAGAAGCGCTCGATCGTCTTGCTTCGGCCGGTATGGTGAAACTGAACTACGACAACACGATAACGACCACCTTGCGCGGGCAGTTCTGGATTTCCCATCTTCTGAATATTCCATATCCGGTAGAGAAGTATGAGATTCCACAGGCTTGAAATATCGGTATCCCGAGCAGTCCAACCCACAGGAGCAAGACCATGAGCGATCCGATCGCCCAAGCGGCACAGCAGCTTAACGAGCAGAAGCCCGAAGGTATCGCGGGCGAGATCATGGGCGCGATGCACGCGCTCGAGGAAAAGGTGGAGCACTTCCTGCATCCGGACGTAAAGGAGGTTGGCACGACCTCATTGGGGGAGTCGCAAGCATCGTCGCAGAATTTTGCCTCGCCCCAAGCCTTATCCTCGGAGCCCCAATCGTCGGCGTCGGCATCGGCGCACTTGGCTGCGGGGTCTGGCTCGTCGGCCGCTGTATCGGATGTTGGTGACGCGCCGGCGGTCGCGCAACCGGGGGAGCCGGCCGCGTCGACCTCGCAACCGGTCGCGGATACGACCGAGAAATCGAGCGAGCCGCAGGCTACTGGTGAAGCCCCAAACGCTGCCTCCGCTGCGGCCGGCCAACCCGTCACGCAGCCTTCTGCGCTGGATGCATCCACGCCCGCTGGCACGCCCACCACCGGCGTAAGTTCGCCCGCTGAACGCATTCGGTCGCACCTCGCGGCAATCCGCACCCACCTCAGCATCCGCGGATTCGAGCAATCGGCAGTGGCGGACATCCACAAGGAACTCGACGCCATCGAGCGGTGGCTGTGATGGTCATCCTCGCGAAGCTGCTGGTGCTTTTGTTTCTGGCTGCGCGGTTTGCGTGGCCGTTCATCGTCATCTGGGCAATCTGCAGCCTTTTCAGCGAGGACTAGAGCCATGAACTCCTACATCCATCGTGATTTCTCGCGCCACCAGACCGCTCACAAGGCTCGTCTGCTGGCCGAGCATGTCTACCGTGTACTGCAGATGCAGATCGTCGGCGAGCGGCAGGTCCGGATGTTTCGCGGGAAGCTCCGGACCTATCCGTTCCCTGCGCCGCGGGGCTATGGCACACGCGGCGTGCTGGTCGGCATCTATACGCTTGCGACGCGGCTCGAATGGATCGAGGAAGACTTTCTGCATGCAATGAGTGATACGAAACCTTGTAGTGCGATTGATCAGCATGTATGAATACCGGCAGCCAACAGGAGCACACCATGCCGCAACGTGAGAAGGGCGAGAAGCTATCCGACTTCATCGGGAAGTTCGTCTCGTCGAAGCGCGAGGAACGCAAGTTCCCGGACCGCAAGCAGCGGCTTGCTGTGGGGTACAGCGAGGCCCGAGAGCAGGCGAAGAAGGAGAAGCGCGCATGAGCGTCAAACTCCAGGCTAACGGCCGCGGCGGCGAACTGTCGTATGCATCGACCACCTACGTGCATCCCGACGAGCAGATTCGTCCGCTGCACGATTACATCGTCGTCGAGCCGCTGGGCGTCGTGCACTCTGCAATCCTGCAGGTGGTCGAGCACACCAAGCCATTGCGCGGCGTCGTCAAGGCAGTCGGCCCCGGCCACTATCCGATGCGTTACGACCATCCGGACAAGCACAAGCGCAAGAAGATGTGGCGCAGCACGGTGTTCCAGCCGACGCAGGTCAAGGTAGGCGATGTGGTCGAGCTGGGTGCCGTGAAGATCGAAGGCCGCATCGTCGGGTACTCGTTCCAGCAGATCATGTGGGGCGGGAAGATGCACATCATGTGCCGTGAAGCAGACGTATCGGGGATCGTCATCAATGAACAACAAACAGCAGCGTAAATTGCGCCGCCGCGCGCGTATTGCGGCCATCCGTGCCACGCAGGACGCGTGGATTGCCGACGTGCTGTTCGTCGAGCCCGCCACGCGCCGCGAGCGCGATGCACTCTTTGCGCAGGCCCGCGCGATCAAGGGCAGCCATGCCGCCGCGTAAGGTGCGCCGGGTGGCGCCTCCGGAGCACGCCGGGCAGTCTTTGCCGGCCGATGAGGCGCCGGTGATTGATCGCTCGCCCACCGAACCGCCGGCCGACTGGCGCAAGGGACAGCTGCTCAACGTGCGCAACCGTGGCGACGCCTACGTGATCACGCTCTATCCGGACGAGTTCGACGAGCGCTATCCGGAGCGTGCGATGCGCTTCACCAACCCCGGCGAGTGCCAGGACTTCGTGTCGCGCTGGTACGCCGCCGAGTCTCACGATCCGAGGGCGCGATGAAAGAGAAACGCCCGCATGGCCGACCGACCACCTACACGCTGAAGGCAGCCGACGAGATTTGCGAGCGGCTAGCCGACGGCGAATACCTTCGCGTGATCTGCCGCGACGAGCACATGCCATCGTGGCGCACTGTGTACGGATGGATGGAAGCGCGAGAGGACTTTTCTGCACGCATCGCGCGCGCGAGGGTAATGGGGCGAGATGCGATCCTCGAAGACACGCTGATCATTGCCGACACGCAGGAAGAGGGCGTGCGAACGGAGAAGAGTGAGAGCGGCGTCAAAGAGGTACGCGAGGACATGCTTGGGCACAGGAAGCTGAAGATCGAGACGCGCTTCAAGGTGCTCGCGAAGTGGGACCCGAAGAAGTACGGGGAGAAGGTCACGCATGCCGGCGACCCGGATTCACCGGTTGCCCTGGTGCTGAACGGCTCGGATGTCCATGGCTGAGTTCGTCCTGACCGAGAAGCAGGCCGAGGCGCAGGAGGTCCTGAACGGCCCCGCGACGCACGTGATGCTGGCAGGCGGCTCCCGATCGGGCAAGACGTTCCTCACCGTGCGCAAGATCGTGCAGCGCGCATTGAAGGCGCCGGGCAGCCGGCACGCCATTCTGCGTTTCCGGCTAGGGCACGTGAAACAGTCGGTGATGATGGACACCTTCCCGACGGTCATGTCGAAGTGCTTCCCAGGTGTCGATTACGACCTGAACCGCTCCGACCTGATGTTCGCACGCATGCCGGGCGGCTCGGAAATCTGGTTCGGCGGCCTCGATGACAAGCAGCGCGTCGAGAAGATTCTGGGCAACGAATACGCCTCTATCTTCCTGAACGAGTGCAGCCAGATCGCGTACGACTCGCGCAATATGGCCGTGACGCGTCTAGCGCAGCGCGTGACAGACCGCGCCACGGGCCTGCCGCTGCGCCTGAAGATGTATTACGACGAGAATCCGCCGGACAAGGGGCACTGGACATACAAGATGTTCAAGCTGCTTCAGGACCCGGAGACGCGCCGCCCGCTCGACCCGAACGACTTCGCGTTCTACCGGATCAACCCGGGCGACAACAAGGCCAACCTGTCGGACTCGTACATCAAGACGCTTGAGGCGCTGCCTGAGCGGCTTCGCAAGCGCTTCCTGTACGGCGACTTCCGCGATGCAGCCCCCAACGCTCTGTTCCGAGACGAATGGCTGGAGAAGTGGCGCAACATCGACGACGAGCTGCCGGACATGCTGCGCATCGTCGTGGCGGTCGACCCATCGGGTGCAGACGACACCGACAACGTGGACAACGACGAGATTGGAATCGTCGTGTGCGGCCTTGGCATTGACGGCAACGGCTATGTGCTCGAAGACCTGACATGCAAGGCTGGACCCGGCGTATGGGGCAAGGTCGCGGTGCAGGCGTACCAGCGCTGGGAGGCTGACCGCATTGTTGCCGAGGAAAACTTCGGAGGCGCGATGGTCAAGCACGTGATTCGCGCGGCTGCGCAGGATATCGGGCTCAGCAGTGTTCCGTATCGCCCGGTCAAGGCATCGCGCGGCAAGGTAGTGCGCGCCGAGCCTATCTCAGCGCTGGCCGAGTCAGGCCGCGTGCGCATGGCGGGCGTGTTCCGCGAGCTTGAGGATGAGCTATGCGCCTTCACCACGCACGGCTACATGGGCGAGAACAGCCCGAACCGTGCCGACGCCATGATCTGGGGCTTTGCTGACCTGTTCCCCGAGCTGACGAAGCCAGAAGAACCGAAACGCGAGCCCAAGCCTCAACTCATTCACCGACGCGGTTCCGGCACTGGCTGGATGCGCACCCTATAGAGCACGCCATGACCGACAACACCTATGCTGCCAAAGAGCCTGTCGAACGCACCGAGGAAGATCGCGAGGTGCCGGCGCAGACCGATACCGAGATCTGGGAAGAAGCGCGCGACCGGCTGCAGATCGCGACCGAGGCCTATTCGGCCAACCGCAAGCGGGCCAAGGCGGCCATGCTGTTCCGTGAAGGCGAGCAGTGGGAAAATGACACAGACACCGTCGATGTTAAGGATTCGATTGAACTGACGATCAACCTGACCGACGCGTTCGTGCGGCGCGTGGTGAACAACATCAAGCAGCAGCGGCCGCGCGGGAAGTGCCATCCGGTCGGAGACGGCGCCGATGTCGAGATCGCCGAGATCATCAACGGCATCGGCCGGCACGTCGAAGCGCGTTCCGAGGCATCGGTTGCATACGACCTGGCTGCAGAGCGTGCCACCGATGCGGGCGAGGGCTATTTCAGGCTGATCGCCGAGTGGGAAAGCCCGACATCGTTCAAGAAAGACCTGCGCATCCTGCCGATCCGCAACATCTTCACGGTGTTCATGGACCCGAGCGCCATCATGCCGAGCGGCGCGGATCAGACATGGTGCATCATCTCCACGAAGATGAGACGGCAGGAGTACAAGCGCCGCTATCCGAACGCGTCCAACGTGCAATGGAACGACCTGGACCGCGAGTCCGGCAAGCTCGACTGGGAGGACAAGGAAACGGTCCGGCTGGCCGAGTATTTCCGCATCCGTGAGAAGCCGGAAAAGCTCTACCTGCTGCGCAACGTGGACGGCGAGGAATTCACGCGCTATCACTCGGAATTGCCGCGTCGCGAAGACGGCCGCGTAGTGTTCGCTGACGCGAAAGTGCGTCTTGCGCAGAACGGAATCCAGATCATCGACGTGCGCGACTCGATCAAGCGTCAGGTCGAATGGTTCCGGCTGAATGGAACGATGGTGGTCGAGCGGCAGGACATTCCGGGCACATGGATTCCCGTGTTCCGCGTGCTTGGCAACTCGATCGACATCGACGGCGAACTGCGCACGCGCGGCATGGTCGAGGGCATGATTGACCCGCAGCGCATGGTGAACTATGGCGAGGTCGCGAAGATCAAGCGGCTTGGCCTCGCACCGAAAGCGCCGTGGGTCGCAGCCGAAGGGCAGCTGGACGGCCACCCGGAATGGGACGACGCCAACCAGAAAGCGTATTCGGTCCTCACGTACAAGCCGGTCATCCTCGAGACGAGTGCTGGACCGGTGATGGCGCCGCCCCCCGCGCGCCAGCCTCCCGCGCAGATCGAGGCAGGCTTCAGCGAGTTCGTGCAGGGCATGCGCTCGAATCTCGTCGCAGTCGCCGGCATGCCGAACGAGCCGGGTCAGGATCAGCAGGGCGTCGTGGTTTCCGGGAAGGCCATTGACCGCCGGCAATATCTCTCCGACCAGTCCCACTTCCAGTACTACGACAACCTGACGCAGGCGATCGCGCAGTGCTGGCGCGTGCAGACCGAGTGGATTCCGGTCTATTTCAGCGAGCCCGGCCGCATGCAGCGGATCATCGGCGAGGATTCGACGCCGCAGATCGTGAAGATCAACGAGCGCGAGCAGGGGCAGAACGACGACGGCAGTGCATACGACCGCATCAAGAACGACCTGTCGATCGGCCGCTACGACGTGGTGATGGACACCGGCCCCGGCTACGAGACGAAGCGCGAGGAAGGCGCCGAAAACATGATCGAGCTGGTGAAGATCCCGGCGCTCGCCGAGATCATCGCGCGTCAGGCACCTGACCTCGTATTCCGCTCGATCGATCACCCGTACATGCAGGAACTGGCCGACCGCCTGATGGCTGCGACGCCGGACGGCCTCAAGAAGGTGATGGACGGCATGTCGAGCCGCGCGAAAGCCGTGGTGCAGTTCCTCGCGAACCAGAACCAGGCGCTCAAGCAGCAACTTCAGACGGTCCAGTCGGAACTCAAGCAAGGTCTGGCCAAGGCCCACATGCAGGCTGTCGTGAAGGCGCACGATACCGAGACGCGTGCCGATACTGCGATCAAGGTCGAGGAGATCCGCGCGGCTGGCAAGCTGATCGACGCGCGCGCGGACCGCGACCACACCGCAGCGCAGTTTGCTGACCAGCTCGAGCACGAAGCCCTGATGGCGATGGCCACGATGAGCAACGACAACATGAACGCAGCGGCCGACCGGGCCGCAGCACAGCAACAACCTACCGGAGAGCAATGATGGCAACGACCGTACTCGACAGCACCGATCTGACCGGCATCCTCGCCGACGCGGGTGTGACGCTCGACAATCCGCAGACGCCTCCGGAGGGCGACGCAAAGCCGGAAGCGAAAACGGACCAGGCGCCAGCCGACAAGGGCACGCCTGGTGTGGACGATGCCGACGACATCGAGGGCGAAGACGGCCTCACGCCGCGCCAGAAGCGCGAGTTCACGGCCGCGATGCAGAAGACCATCGGCAAGAAGCACCGCATGCAGAAGGAGGCGGAGGAATTCGCCGCGGCGCAGTACAACGAGAAGCGGCTCGCCGAGGAACGCGCGAAGTTGCTCGAGCAGGAACTCGCCGAACTGCGCGCCAAGGTCAATCCGCAGCCGCAGGCGCCGCAAGCGCCGGAGAAGCCCAAGCGCGAGGACTTCGCGAGCGAGTACGAATACGTGGACGCGATGATCCAGTACGGCGTCGACGAGCGACTGCGCGAGAAAGCAGCCGAGGATGCCCGTTCGGCCGCCGAACGTGCTCGCGCGCAGGCCATCGAGACGGCGCAGGGGCGCATTGCGCGCGCTGTCGAGATCGTTCCGGACTTTCAGGAGGTGGTTGGCGCCGTCGATACGGTGGTGCCGCCGGCCATCGCCGGATACATGCAAAAGTCCGAGATGTTCGCCGAGTTGAGCTACCACCTGGCCAAGAATCAGGACCTACTCGTATCACTCGCCAAGCTCGCTCCCGACGAGCAACTGGTGAAAATTGGCCGGATCGAGAGTACGCTCACGCCATTCGAGCCCAAGGCGGCT